TGGGCTGTGAGGGACGGGAACGATCCCGGCGACCCACCGCCGATTCTGGCCTTTTCGCATGAGCGCGGCGCGCCAAGTAGCGCGCCTTCGATTTCAACCCTGATTTCCGCGGCGAAACACCTGACCGGCAACCAGCTTGCCGCGGTCATCAACTACGCGCGATCGTTCGCTAAGGCCGCGGCCTGACGCTGCGCAATCACCGGCCCTGCCGGCCCGGTTCTTTGACAACCCGGAACGGAAGGCGGCACGGACGCCGCCTGCTACAATCTCGGTGCCACACCGGGACCGCCAATGATTGCCTACACCTGCCCGATCTGCGGGAACGTCAAGCGATTGGCCGACGACCTGGCCGGCCGCCGCGTGCAGTGCAAAAAGTGCGGGACGAAGGGGCGCGCGGACTACCCGGTGGGGAAGGCGGCGGAGCCGAGCGGGAAGGATGTCGAGGATCTTTGGCGGGACACGTTCGGGAGCGAACCGGCACCGGTGTCAGTGGTTGAGCCACCCGAACCAGTGACGATCATCAAGCCGCGGCCACGCATCGACTCGCCCGAAGTCATCGTGCCGCCGCCGGTGATCGTTCGGCCGCCAGTCCGCGGCCCGCGAGCGCTGTCCATCAACACCTGCATCGGCTGTGCAATCAACGTGGTTCAGGCTCTTTGTGCGTGTATCGCCATCATCGCGGCCACAGATGTAATCCAGTACGGGCACGCGATATTCTTATGGTTCAGCTTGGCCTTTGTTGCTGCGTCACAGACGGCAGCGCTCTTGTGGGCGGTCATCGACGGCCGCGGCAAAGGTGCCGAGACAGCACTCTGGGTTATCGTCGTCTTGATGGTTCCGGTGCTGGGTCTGTTCGCCTACCTAGTTGCGTCACGTGGCCCGTGGGTGCTGGTGACACTTGCGACTGTCGCTGCATTGATTGGCGCCACACTGTTCGCTCTCGGCGCTTGGTGGGCTGGGCGCGAGCATCGGGAATATCAAGCAGTCAGCGCCGTTGATCGCGTCCTCAGCGCCTATGTCGAAGCGAGAATCGACCACGTCGAGGCATCCCGGCAACTCAGCGGCTTGATTGCTGAGCTGCAAAACGACCGCGTTAAAGGGGTCGCGGTTTGGCTTAAAGAGCACATGGATAGCCGGGATTTGGACCGACAACAGCGGGTCGCCGCTTGCCAGACGGCACGACGGCGGCTCTACAAACAAGACGAATGACCGTTAGCCATCGGCCTGCTCGCGCTTCTTCTGTTCCAGTTCGGCAATGTAGGCTCGCCACTTGCGCTTCGCAGCTGGCGACGGCTCCTCGAACAGTTCCCAGATTTCGACGCCCAAAGCCTGAGCAAGAGCCGGGATGTACATCGAGTTTGGCGCGCTAGTGCCCAACTCCCACGTCGAGTAGTGGGATTGGCCGAACTTGCCGCCCGATCGTCGTCCAAGCTCAGAACGAGAGAGCTCTGCCTTGGACCTCAACTCGAAAATGCGGGCCGCGAAAGCTTCCTTGGCTTCCTTGTCCACCAAGAGCGAGCGCTCGCAAGTTGCTGCCATAGACCCTCTTAGTAAACGTCGGAGAGAATCTATCGGAAATCCGATGAAGTCCCGTTGACGGGCTATCGGAATCCCGATACCATCTCATCCTAACGAGCGGGCGGGGCCAGTCAACCCGCGACGGAGTGATGTCCCGCGAGGCTACCCCGCCCGCGTCGTTTTGGGAAGTCTGATTCGGATTTCGGGGGAAATCCGCTTTTACCGCGGGTTCCGTGCGTGCCGGATGTACGCAATGTGCCGGACGTCCGGGGTGCGCGCAAGTACACGGCTTGGCTCGGCTTTGCAGGGCTTGGCATGACACGGCGCGGCGTGGCTCGGCATGGCGGGGACTTTGAATCAACGGGTGACGCGGCTTGACGCGGTCAGGCTTGGCGAGGCGGAGCGTGGCTGGGCTCGGCGTGGGTTCTTTTGGAGGTTCACCGATGGCGGAAGCCTGGGAAGTGGAAGAGCCGTCGATTCACCCGATCGACACGGACAAGCTCGTCAAGGGGCAAGACATCTCGCCGGCGGAGTGCGAGCGGATCATCGGCGTTTCCCCGGCCGACCAGTCGCGTTACCGGCTCGCACTGCTGGCGCTTGCCCAGTGGGTCATGAAGGACTCCGAGGCCCGCGGCCGGCCGCTGTCGGTCGGCACGTGCGGCGACGGCATCCGCGTGCGGACCGACCAGGAAGCGTCGGACCATCACTTCAACCAGGCGCTGGCTCGGCTCCGCGGGTTCCGGCGGGACGTGCGGCGGCAGACGACGACGGTCGATACCGCCGGCCTGACGCCGAGCCAGGTCCAGGAACACGATCACAAGTCCGCCGTGCTGGCCGCCTACGCGCTTCGGTTGCAGCAAGGCCGCCGCGCGCTCAAGCCGGCCGACGACAAACCCCAACTCCCAACTTCCGAGGCGTCATGAGCAAGTCCAAGAAGCCTGACGAGATCAGCGGCCTGACCACCGCCCGCGTCGTCCTCCGCGGCGTGCTGCCGTTCCTGATGCGCAACAACCAGGGGGCCGACCCGCTCAACCGGTTCGCGAAGGCGCTGAAGGTTGTCAGCAAGAAGCGGGACAAGACCGAGGAAGATCACCTGTTCATGGGGCCGATCGAGTGGTGGTCGTCGCTCTACACGTCGCCGCCGCCGGACGAGGCGATCGACCTGGACAGCCACGGCAACGCATCGGCCAAGCCCTACACTTCGCTGGTCATTCCCAGCAACAACATTCGTTCGCTGATCGTCGAGGGCGCCCGCAAGCGGAAACTTGGCAAGCAGGCGGAAGCCGGCGTGACCGTCGAATCCGACGGCGAGTTCCGGCACGACGGCCCGAGCGACCTGAACGACCTGGCCGCGGACAGGCGGTTCACCGACCGCCGGCCGGTCGGTAACAAGACGGCGACCGTCATGCGGACACGCCCGATCTTCCGCACCTGGGCGGTTGAGTTCACGCTTTTCATCGACCCGGAATTGATCGAGCCGGCGGCCGTGCGGCAAGCCCTCGACATGGCGGGCCGCATGATCGGGCTCGGCGACTACCGGCCGCTCTACGGGCGGTTCAGCGTCGAGACGTTTGAAGTCAGTGAGTGACACGCCGCGGCATGGCCGGGCGGTGTCGGGCCTGGCAAGGCACGGCGCGGCTTGGCGAGGCCGGGCATGGCAGGGCGCGGCGAGGCGGTCCCTGGCAAGGCGTGGATTTTTTCACGGAGGATCGCATGGGCTGGACGTTTCTCGACGCCCGTCGCTGGCACCCGTGCCTGACGCGGGGCCGGTGGTGTGCCCGGGACCGGTGGACGGGGGCGCTGCGGCCGGCCCGCAGTTTCGCCGACGCGTTGGCCCGGTGCGACGAACTGAACCTTGAACCCGCGTCACGTGGCGCGGCAGCATCGAAGGTTCCCGCGGGAGCCACACCTTCAACCGGAGACCCGTCATGCACACCGACCTGAATCCGCTCGCCGAACAGCCGCCGCCGCTGCCGAAGCCCGTGCGGCTTTTCCTCGGCGAGAACCTGGAGGTCTTCGCCCACGGCACGCACGTCACGCTGCAGGTCAAGGCCGGGCCCGGCCACCTGTTTCACCTGTCGCCGATGGAGGCCAAGGAGGTGATGGTCGCGCTGGGCAGCAGCGTGGCCGTCGCCGAGGCCAACGAGTGGGACGGCTACGACGCCGGCGACGCGCCCGAGCCGGACGCCGTCGTCGCGGCACGTTGACCGACACATTCCTCACGGAGACCCGACATGCCCGCGATTCTCGACCCCGCCCAGTCCGCCTGGCTCGACTGCATCTCGCTGAGCCACGGCGCCTGCGTCATGGAGGCGGCCGCCTGGCTCGCCGGCGAGGAACACAGCGACAGCCCGGCGTGCGTCAGCCCGGTGATCGGCGCGTTCCTGCGGAACTGGAACGACAGCCTGCCCGACGACGCGACGCGGGACCGGCTGCTCAAGCCGCTGTTGCCGCTGGTCCTCGACACCAAATCGACGAAGGCCGTCGAGGAGCGGCGGGCGTTCGCCTGCCTCGACTGGGCCGTCCGCCGGTTCACGCCGACGTGGCTGGAGATGTGCGACCCGGAACGGTACCGCGTTCACGTCGCGGCGCTGCGGGCCCTGCCCGAAGTCACGGATTGGCAATCGTTGATCGATGCGACGCCGGTCCTCGTCAACGCGCAAAAGGAAGCGGACGCAGCCAGGGACGCAGCCGCGGCCGCAGCCTGGGACGCAGCCGCGGCCGCAGCCTGGGACGCAGCCTGGGCCGCAGCCTGGGCCGCAGCCTGGGCCGCAGCCGCCAAGCTGCAACCGTTCGTCGAAGACGCGCAGCACTCGGCCGCCGGTTTGGTGCGCCGACTCTGCGAGATGACTGCCTGAACGAAGCTCGAACTTCACCCGAGAGGAGCCTGACGTCCATGTCCTCCGCGATCGTCCTGTCGTCCGACGCGCCCATGAACGAGACGATGCAGCTCGCCGAGCACTTCGCCCGGTCGGGCTTCTTCGCCGACGCCAACAACGCGTCCAAAGCTGTCGTGAAGATCCTGGCCGGCCGCGAACTGGGCTTCTCGCCCATGGCGAGCATGACCGGCATCCACGTGATCGAGGGCAAGCCGTCGATCGGCGCCGGGCTGTTCGCCGCCATGATCAAGCGGTCGGGCCGCTACGACTACCGCGTCGTCGAGTGCTCCGCGGCCCGCTGCGTCCTGCAGTTCTTCAACCCCAAGTCGGGCGAGGTCCTGGGGCCCGACGTCGTCGTGGCCTTCGACGAGTTCGTGAAGAACGGCACGGCCGTCGGCCGGGACGGCCGGGTCAAGACCAACTGGCAGCGCTCGCCCGACGACATGCTCTTCGCCCGCGCGATCAGCAAGGGCTTCCGCCGCTACTGCCCCGACCTGGTCGGCGGCGTGACCGTGTACGCCGACGGCGAGATCGAGCCCAGCCACGGCAGCTACGGCGAGCTGGTCGAGCCGGACTACCCGCCGCCGGCCGAGGCCGTGCCGCCCGAGCCGCGGCTGACCGACGTGCAGACCGGCACGATCCTGTCGCTCTTCGCGTCGCTGGGCATCGACGCGGCGACGGGCAACGGCTACGTCGCGCGGCTGTACCCGCCGTGCGTGTCGGTCGACGACCTGAGCGAGAGCCAAGCGGTCGAGCTGATCGCACGCCTTGGCGCGGCGGTTGACAAGAAGGCGGCCGCGCCGCCCGCCGAGCCGGGGAATCCCGTTTCGCAGGAAGGCGGTGCGGCTTGAACTTCACCCCGCAACAGCAGGCCCTCTTCGATGCCGTCGGCGGCCGCCGGGAGAACGTCGCCGTCTCGGCCGTGGCCGGCGCCGGCAAGACGACGTCGGCCGTCGGGTCCGCCAAGGCCGCCCGGCCCGGCACCCGCACCGGGTTCGTCGCGTTCAACAAGCACATCGCCCAGGAGCTGCAGCGCAAGCTCGGCGACCTGGCCATGGCGTGCACGCTGCACTCGCTGGGCTTCGCGGCCGTCCGTAGGCGATTCGGATCGGTCGAGCTCGACGAGCAGAAACCGAAGCGGCTGCTCGAACGCATCCGCCCGCGCTGGTGCTTCACCACGAAGGCCGGCCGCGTTCTGTGGTACGACGAGGGCCAGGCCGCGCTGGAGATCGCCCGGCTGGCGAAGCTGACGCTCACGAACGAACACGACGCGGCCGCGCTGGAGAACCTCGCCGACTACTACGGCGTCGACCTGCCCAAGCTGGAGGCCGACCGCCGGGCGGTCTACGCGGCGGTCGCCGAGCTGGTCGAGGCCGGCGCCGCGAACACGTCGATAATCGACTACGACGACATGATCTGGCTGCCGGTCCGCCTGGGGCTGGCGCCGGAGCGCTACGACCTGCTGCTGGTCGACGAGGTCCAGGACCTCAGCCTCGTGCAGCACGCGCTCGTGCGGCTCGCCGGCGAACGTCTGGTCGTCGTCGGCGACGAGCGGCAGAGCCTGTACGGCTTCACCGGCGCGGACCCGGAGTCGATGCCGCGGCTGATCAAGGACCTGTCGGCCACGCCGGCGGGCCTCACGAGCTGCCCGCTGACGGTCACCTTCCGCTGCCCGCGCTCGCACGTCGACGTCGCCCGGCAGATCGTCAGCCACATCGAGGCGGCGCCCGCGGCGATCGACGGCACGGTCGCCGAGGTCGACCCGGAGGCCCCGCTGTGGATGGCCAAGCCCGGCGACCTGGTCGTCTGCCGCAAGAACGCCCCGCTGGTGCAGCTGGCCTTCAAGTTCATCAAGGCGGGCGTGCCGGCGGTCATGCTCGGCCGCGACTTCGCCAAGGGGCTGACCGGCCTGGTCGACCACCTGAAGGCGGCCGACACGACGGACCTGATCCGCCGGCTCGACGAGTGGCGGGACCGCGAGGTCGAAAAGCTCGAGCGCCGCGACGCGCCCGCGTCGCGGACGCAGGCGATCCACGACAAGGTCGAGTGTCTTATTGAGCTGGCCAGCACGGTGCCGACGGTGACCGAGTTGCGCTCGGCGATCGGCCGGCTGTTCGCGGACGCGGCCGACCCGTCGCGGGTGATCACGCTGTCGAGCGTGCACCGGGCCAAGGGGTCGGAGGCCGGGCGCGTCTTCATCCTCGAGCCCGACTGCATGCCCATGACCAGCCGCAAGAGCCGGCCGTGGGAAGTCCAGCAGGAAATGAACGTGCTCTACGTCGCGGTCACCCGCGCGAAACGGGAGCTGTACTTCTGCGGGCCGACGCACCTGGACGTCGGGCGCAGGGCCCGACCACTGGCCGCCTCGGCGGCGTGAACTGAGCAACGAAACCGCGAACCCCACTGATTCAAGGAGAAAGCCATGCAAGCCGTCGCCGACATCGACCCGTCAATCCTGGCCGACCTGCAGACGTTCGACACCGAGGACTTCAAGCCGGCCGACCGCAACGCCTTCCGGTGCGGGCTCGACGTGCTACAGGAGGGCAACCACGACTTCACCGTCCAGGGCGGCGAGTTCCGCAAGGCCGGCGCCAACACGATCTTCGCGCTGGTGCTCCGGTCGGAAACCCAGAACACGATCTGCGAGCGCCCCTACTGGCTCAGCCGCCAGGAGGAGGGCGAGCGGCTCGCCGCGGACCTCATGGTGCTGGGCTTCGACACCGACCACTGGAAGGCGCCGGAGCGGCCGTTCAGCAAGGAGATTTGGAAGGTCGTGCCGCAGCTGGCCGGCATCCGCTTCAAGGGCACCAAGAAGACCAACCCCAACAAGAACGACCCGAGCAAGGTCTACCACAACCTGTACATCAACGCCCGCCTGCCCGGGACTGGCGCCGTGGGCTCCGCGGCGCCGACGTCACACCCGGAGATGCCGGCGAACAACGACGACATCCCGTTCTGAGGTGCCCCGTGCGGACTCCCCTGGAACTGCTGCAGGTCTGCGAGATCGCGAAGCAATGCCGCGACGCGCAGAAGGCGTACTTCCGCAACCGGCTCCCGTCGTCGCTGGAGGCGGCCAAAGCTCTGGAATCGAAGCTCGATCAGGCTCTCCGATGGGTGTTTGAAAAGGAATCGCCCGGCCTGTTCGGTGACACCACGAAGGTGCAACCATGGCGGTAGCCACAGCTCCCCCGACGGCCGTCGCCCCGACCGAGCTCGCCGCCGTTGCCAAACGTGTGGCGGGCCAGGTCGCGGCCTTGCTGCCGCCCGACGGCTATATTGAGATCCGCGCGCTGGGCTGCCCGGGCGGCACGCGGTCGCGCGTGTTCGCCGGCGGAGGCAACGCCGAGGCGGTCGGTGCCTTCGCGGCCGACTGCCAGGCGGCCGGCGCCCACGGCGTCTACTGGACGCCCAACCCGCTGGCCGCGGCCAATGGATCGGGCAAAGGCGGGGCCGCGACCGACAAGGACATCGCCCGCCGGCACTGGCTCTTGATCGACGTCGACCCGGTGCGGCCGGCGGACACCTCGGCGACGACGACTGAGCGCGAGGCCGCCTGGCGGGTGGCGCACGACGTCCGCTCGACCCTCGAGGCGTACGGCTTCGGCGGCCTGGTCGTGTGCGATTCCGGCAACGGCTGGCACGTCATGGTGCCGGTCGACCTGCCCAACGACGAGGCGAGCCGCGACGCCCACAAGGAGCTGCTGCGGCAGCTGCAGAAACGGTTCGGGACCGACGGCGCGCACGTCGACGTGCACACGTTCAACGCGGCCCGCATCTGGAAGCTGCCGGGCACGATGGCCCGCAAGGGCGAGGCCTCGGCCGAGCGGAAGCACCGGACGGCGCGCGTCGTTTCTGAACCGCCACCCGATGGGACAGATCTCGGCCAGCGGAGGCACGCTCCGGCCAACACGCGGACGTTGGCGGCCCTGCTGAAAGCGTGGGAGACGCAGGACGCGGCCCAGGTGCCGAACGACGAGGCGTACGCCCGCGCGACCCTTGAAAAGGAGGTCGGGATCGTCGCGACCACCCGGCCGGGCGGTCGCAACCATCAGCTCAACACGTCGGCGCACAACGTCGGCCAGCTCGTCGGGCTGAAAATGCTCGGCCGCGGCGAGGCCGAATCGGCCCTGCTGCGGGGGGCGATCGCCTGCGAGCTGGTCGAGTCCGAGGCGGCGGCCGTGATCCGCCGGGGCCTCGACGCCGGCATCAAGAACGCCGCGTCCCGGGCCGCCCGCCTCAACGGGTCTCCCACGACCAACGGCAAACACATCGGGCCAGCCGCGGCGCCCGCTGCCGGCAAAACAACAGAGCCCGAGCCGTGGGAAACTCCGGTCCCGCTGACCGAGCTGCCGGCGGTGCCCGGGTTCCCCGTCGACGTCTTCCCGCCGATGGTGCGGACGTTCGTCCGCGAGCTGGGCGCGGCGACGGACAGCCCGGCCGACGCCGCGGCCGCCATGCTGCTGGCGTTCGTCGGCGGCGCGATCGGCAACAGCCGCTGGATCCAGGTCAAGCCCGGGTTCGAGCAGCCGCCGCTGTTGTTCCTGGCGTCGGTGGCCAAGCCGGGGCGGGGCAAGAGCCCGCCCTTCCGCGAGCTGAAGCGGCCGTTCGTCGAGGCGGAGATGCGCTACCGCACGGAGTTCGTCGCGCAGAAGAAGGCCTACACGGACCTGGCCGACAAGACGGGCACGGCGCAGCCGACGCGGCGCCGGTGCATGACGGACGACTTCACGACCGAGGGGCTCATGCGAATCCTGGCCGACAACGGCCGGGGCGTGCTGGGCGCCCGTAGCGAGTTGCGCGGCCTGATCACGTCGATGAACCAGTACAAGGACGGCAAGGGCAACGACCGCCAGGTCATGCTCCAGCTGTTCGACGCCGAAACGATCATGATCGACCGCAAGGGCAACGTCGACGGCGAGCCCCTGCACGTGCACCGTGCCTTCTGCGGGATCGTTGGCACCATCCAGCCGGCGGTGATCGAGAGCCTGCGGGACGACGACGGCCAGGCGACCGACGACGGCTTCTTCGACCGCTTCCTGGTCTGCTACCCGGACCCGCTGCCCTTCGCCGGCGAGGCGTGGATGGCCGTGTCCGAGTCGGCCCGCCAGGCGTACGCCCGGGTGATCGAGCACTGCCTGTCGCTGGAGATGCCCATCAACGACAAGGGCCGGCGGGACCCGCTGTTCCTGCGGCTCAGCCAGGACGGCATGGCCGCCTGGAGGCGGCACACGACCGCCCTGGCCGCCGAGATGAACGACCCGGAGTTCCCCGAGCACTTGCACGGCCCGTGGGCCAAGTTCAAGGGCTACGCGGCCCGGGTCGCGCTCATCCTGCACTGCCTCGACGAGGCGTTCGCCGAGGGCCTCGTCGGCGAGATCGACGGCAACGACGTCGACCGGGCCTGGAAGGTGATCGCCTTCTTCAAGGAGCACTGCAAGCGGGTCATGTGCGTCATGGACGCCGACGCGCGGCTGTCGAAGGCGAAGCGGGTCCTGCGCTGGGTGGCGGCCTGCGAGGATTCGACCTTCAGCCGGCGGGACATCTACCGCCACCTACAGAGCGATTCGCAGTTCCCCAGGCCCGAATCACTGGACGCCCCGCTCACCCTGCTCGCCGGTCTGCATTACGTGCGGGAACTGGCACCCGAACACAAGCAAACCGGGAGGAGAGCTTCCCAGCGGTATGAGATCAACCCCGGAGTCCGCCCGGGTCGCAAAACTGACAAAACTGACAAAACGCCAGGCTGAGTGCGTCACGACCGGAGTTCTGTCAGTTTTTGTCAGTTTTGCGACCCGCCAAGAGATAGAGGAAGGGGAATTGGAATGCCCGTCACGCTCAAGGCCAACGGCCGCCACGCGTACGACTACTCGGCCGACCTGACGCCGGCGGAAAAGGCTTTGGCCGACCGCTACGCTCACGACCTGCCGCGGCTGCTGCACGCGCCGGCCCTGCGGGGTCTGGCCCGGTTGTACCCGAGCTGGGACGACGCCGTCGCGGTGGCGGCGATCGGTCTGATGCAGGCCGTGCGGATCTACGACCCGAGCGTCAGTCCCCACCCGCTGACGCTCATCATGTGGCACCTGCGCTCCTCGCTGCAGCGCGGGCTAACCAAGGGGTACGGCGAGAGCCTGATCGTCACGCCGCGCGACCGGCTCGGCGAGGCGCCCGCGGCGTTCGTCGCGTTCGACGACCCCGACTGGCAGGGCGCCACCGCGCTCGAGAAGGCCGTCGACCCGGCGCCGGGGCCCGGCGACCGGGCCGCGTTCGCCGACGAGGTTCGCCACGCCCTGCGCAACTGCCGGCCCATGGAAAAGCTGGTGCTGCGGCTGCGCTTCGCGGAAGGTCTGACCTTGAAGGAAGTCAGCGACCGGATCGGCGTCACCAAGCAGCGGGTGAGCCAGATCGAGGCGACCGGACTGATGCGGGCCCGCGGCGCATCGCAGGCCGAGATCCGCCGCGTGTCCGACGCGATGAAGGGCGATCGTCCGCGACGTAAGGCCTGGCCGAGGAAGTGCCGCCACTGCCGCGTCAAGTGGGTCGACCGGCCGCGCGGGCTGTGCTGGACGTGCTTTTACGACCCGGCGATCAGCCCGCTGTACCCTTCGACCAGCAAGTACGCGCCGAAGTCGACGACGAAGTACCGGGCGGTGTCGGCATGACGCCCGTCACGCTGAGCCTGCCGTACCCGCCCAGCGTCAACCGCGCCTGGCGGACCCACCGCGGGCGGATGCTCCTGGCCAAGCCGGCGCGCGACTACCGCGACGCCGTCGCGGTGGTCACGCTGCGCAACGGCGTCCTGAACCTGACCGGCCCGCTCGACGTCGCCGTTGTCGCCTGCCCGCCCGACGGCAGGCTCCGCGACATCGACAACGTCGCGAAGTCGCTGCTGGACGCCATGCGCGTCGGCAAGGTCTACCGCGACGACAGCCAGGTCCGGCGCCTGCGCCTGGAGTGGGGACCGGTGACGCCCGGCGGCTGCGCCGTCGTGTGCGTCGGGCGCTACGAGCCCGACGGCAACCTGATCCTAGCATTGGCCGAACGGGTCCATGCCCAGGCCGAGCGGCTCGGCCGGCGTACGGAGGTGGCATGATGGAAAAGCCGAAGTGGATCACGTTCCGCCCACGCGGAATACGTCACGACCACGACGCATGGTACGTCATGGCCGTTAAGGATGGAGCCATTCTCGGCTTCATTGAGTGGTATCCCAAGTGGCGACGATTCGTGTTCCTGCCTGACTATCGCCCGTCGGTTTTTGTTTTTGAACAGGATTGCTTGCGCGACATCGCCAATTTCATTGAAGAGAACACACGGCTGGTGAAAGCCAGAAAAGTCGAAATGAAGAAGATCCTTGCAGAAATCTAACATGCAACCCCTCGCCACAACCGAACGCTGGCGCATCGACCAGGCCGACTGCCTGACCTGGCTGCGATCGTTGCCCGACGACTACGCGTCACTGCTGCTCTGCTCGCCGCCTTACGAGGCCGCACGCACCTACGGCATCGGCTTCAGTCTCGCAGGCCAGGCGTGGGTCGATTGGATGGTCGAGGTCATCACAGCCGCGGCACCCAAGGTCAACGGGCTGATCGCCATTGTCTGCGAAGGGCAAACGCGCGACTTCCGTTACTCAGCGGTGCCGATGCTGCTCATGGCTGACTTGCACCGGGCCGGGTTCAATCTCCGCAAGCCGCCGGCCTATTGTCGGGTCGGCATTCCGGGGTCGGGCGGGCCCGACTGGCTCCGCAACGACTGGGAACCCGTCCTATGCGTCACACGGCCGGGCAGGCTGCCCTGGGCCGAGCCGACGGCATGCGGACATGAACCACGGTGGGCGCCGGGCGGGCCCCTGTCGAACCGACGGGTGAACGGAAAGCGGGTCAATAACCGGGACAAGGCTCAACGAGTGCCGAAAACCTGGCTTGGGCGTGGAAACGGCACTAAGGGCGGCTGTGCCAGTGTGCCCGCCGTCGCCAACCCGGGCAACCTGATCCGTTGCAAGGTCGGCGGCGGCCTGCTCGGCCACCCGCTGGCCCACGAGAATGAAGCGCCATTCCCGCTCAAGCTGGCCGACCTGGTCGTGCGGTCGTTCTGTCCGCCCAACGGGTTGGTGCTCGACTGCTTTACGGGATCGGGCACCACGGGACACGCGGCGGTTGAAGCAGGGCGGCGCTTCCACGGGTGCGACGTGCGACACAGCCAGGTCGAGCTGGCCACCCGACGCCTTCAAAGCGTTACCCCCGAACTGTTTTCTCCATCGCCGACGGCTGCAGGAAGGGGAGTCACATGACCGCCGCCCTCTGGCACGCCGACGATGGATGCGAAAGGCGCTTCAGCTTTTGACCTTAGGCCAGCCCGATGTCCCGAATGCGGTGGCAGCAGTCAACGAAGCCATCTATTGCTTGCGGGACCGGTTCGAGGAAGGGACTTAACCTCAATGACACCGGAACAACTGGCCGACCGCGTCGTTTACGGGTCCGACTGGGAAATTACCTGCGTGGGGTGCGAAAAAGGGCCGCGGGATGTCAACACGCTGGCCCGCGTCCCCGCGGGTGAACTGTGGACCCGCGTTCGGGACGCCATCCGTGACGCGCTCGCCCCAGGCCAGAGCGACGACACGGTGCATGGCGACAAGATTGCCGCACAAAGTCTGGCCGACGTGGTTGAAAAGTGCGCACAGGTCGCGGATAAATCCGAAGCCTTTTGGATGAGCGAACACGAAACGATGGCCGACCCGTTGGCACGAACCCTGTGCCGCGCCCGCGCCGCCGTTGCCGGACGGATTGCCGCCGCCATTCGGAGAATGATGCCATGACCCACGCCGTTCAGCAAGAACTTAGTCAATGACCCCAACCAACCGGAAGCAGCGATGATTACCAAGCTTACCCGCGAGCAAGAAGCCCGGTTCGATGAATGGGTCCGCAAGTGGGCCGCCATCGGGCTGTGTTGCGAGCCGGCTGACCGACCGCGTGCGGGAGACGCGATTCGTCGCCTTTATACGATATCGAACCTGAAATGCCCGGAGCGGATTCATTGGGTGTCGTCGCCGATGGCCGGTGCCTTGGCCGCGCCGTTGGCAGCTAACATGATAGCAATCTGTCGCAATGCGAAGTCATCAAGTGCCGTCGGAAGTGCCGTCGACAGTGCCGTCGGCAGTGCCGTCCGAAGTGCCGTCCGAAGTGCCGTCGAAAGTGCCGTCGAAAGGGCCGTCGAAAGGGCCGTCGAAAGGGCCGTCCACGGTGCCGTCCGAAGTGCCGTCCACGGTGCCGTCCGAAGTGCCGTCGACAGTGCCGTCGAAAGTGCCGTCCGAAGTGCCGTCCGAAGTGCCGTCCACGGTGCCGTCCGAAGTGCCGTCGAAAGGGCCGTCGAAAGGGCCGTCGAAAGGGCCGTCGAAAGGGCCGTTGGCAGTGCCGTCGAAAGGGCCGTTGGCAGTGCCGCCGGAAGGGCCGACATGCGCTGGCATTACTGGTACGCGGGGCAATTCTGGGCCTCATACGCCGCCTGGGGGACGTTCTTCCGCGACGTGCTAGGCTTGCCAATTCCGATTGATGCGTATGCCGATTTGGTCGAGTCAGCCGGATACGCATGGCTGAACAAGGACTTTGCCTTCATCTGCGAGCGGCCGACGCAACTGCATCGCAATGCCGCCGGGCAGCTACACTGTAACGACGGACTGGCAATCGCCTGGCCGGACGGTTGGGGCATGTGGATGCTGGGCGGCGTCCGCGTGGACGAGCAAATTGTCATGACGCCGCAGACGCAGACGTTGCAACAAATCCGCGAAGAGGGAAACGAGGAGGTCAAACGGCTTCGCATTGAACGGTTCGCCGGACGGGACGCATCGCCGGCGGACGGCTGGCGGCGCTATCTCGACGAAGCGGGGGCCAAGGTCGTGAATCGGAGGCGTAACGACGTTGAGAACACCCGCGAAGCGCTGATGCGGTCGCCTGACGGGCTGACGACGTTGGTTTGCGCCTGCCCTTCAACGGCCCGCGTCTATGCCCTTGAGGTGCCCGGCGACACGACAACGTGCGAGCAGGCACAACGGTTCTTGTGGTCCGGCAGTCGCGCGGCCGAGTGGCTGACAACCGGCATCAACATCATCGGCCGAAGCTAAAGGAGTTTCAAAAATGGCAACCATCGTCAAGGCGGCAGCAGCGTTCAACGAGGTCCTACGTCAGGCGGAGTCAATCCGCAACGACGACCACCACACGGTGAAGACGATGAGTCCGGGCGACGCCTGGGCGCAGGGCGACCTCGGGCTGGTGGCCTTGGAGAGCCTTCCAGCCAACTGCAAGCGTGACCCAAACCCCTCGGCTCAGCTTGCGCCGGGGGACACGCAGGGCAGCCGGCACTGCGTCGATGACCTGTCAACCGTGACGCTTTACCGGCTCGGCAACCCGACGCCGTTGGACGGCCCAATCATCGACGCGCCGGCGGGCGTTCGCGTCAACCACCCGGAGCACGGTGACGTGACGCTGCCGCCGGGCGTCTACGCCGTCGTCTACCAGCGGGCCTTCGCCGACGAGCTGCGGGCCGTGCAGGACTAACGCCATGACCCATTACGTGGCGCCCCTAACGCACGCGCAGTACCTGGAACTGGTCCGCCGCATTGCGGACCTGGAGTCGGAGCGGATCGAACTCCGCGCCGCCCTCGCGGCCACCGAGTCGATTCCGACTTGAACCCGCGTCACATCTAGCCGGACAATCGAAAGCCGTATGCCGACGGCTCCGACGAGGTACCGGGCTCAGATCACCCCACCCGTCCAGCGTGCGGGCTCGACCGCTCGCGGCTACGGCGCCGCCTGGCAGCGACTGAGAGAGCAGGTTCTCAATGAAGAACCACTCTGTCGTCACTGCCGTTTGCAGGGCCGCATCATGCCCGCCAGTGAGGTCGATCACATCGTCGCCAAGGGGGACGGCGGGACCGATGACCCGACCAACCTGCAAGCTCTCTGCCGTCGCTGCCATGAGGAGAAGACGGCCAAGGAGCGGGCCTTGCGAAATGGGAAGCACTCTGCCGATCGAGTCGCGGGTTTTGGGCTGCGGCGGAGGGGGTAGGGGCGCTAAAAAGCTGCGACGACGGTGCCCTAGACCGTACGGGCACCCGCGCACATTTTTGGGCTGGTTTTTAGGTTTTCTCTTGAGAAGTTGAGGATGGGAGCGAGGGGGCCAGCCCCGAAGACCGTGTCCGAACTGAAACTCCGCGGCACGTATCGGAAAGACCGTCACGCGTGCCGTGCGACGACCCCTGATCCGGCCGGCACGCCGGCCAAGCCGAAGTCGTTGACCGGCGAGGCGTCGAAGTTCTGGGACGAGATCGTGCCGCAGCTCATCGAGGCCGGCTCGGTCCGACGCCTCGACGTCAAGGCGATCGTCGTCGCCTGCGAGGCGTGGGCACTGTACCGCAAGGTCCTGGCGAAGGTGAACCGCTACCCGTTCGTCAAGGACTACCGCATGGCGTACCGGGCGTATCACGCGTCGCTGCAGGAGTCGATCCGAAAGCTGGGCCTGTCGCCGGCGGACCGCGCACGACTGGTGGGCCATGCACCGGCGCCGCAGCCGGAATCGGACTCGAGCGTCAGCGGTTTTGCGCGGAAGCGGGTGTGAGCATTGACGCGGTCACCCGCCGGTGGATCCGCAACGCGGCCGACGAGCGGGCGGCGGCCAACGGGTGCACGTTCGACGAGGCCCGCGGCGAACACGTGCTGAACTTCGCGCGGAAGTATCTGCGGCTGTACGAGGGCGACAAGGCGGGCCAGGTGCTCGAGCCGATGGGCTGGCAGGTCGAGGTGACGATGCGACTGTTCGGGTGGGTCCGGCACAGCGAACGGTGGGGACGCCTGGTCCGCCGCTTTCGTTCCGCGTCCATCTGGATCCCGAAGAAGAACGGCAAGTCGCCGACGTTGGCCTGGTGGGCGTTGTACCTGCTGTGTGCCGACGGCGAGATGGGCCAAAAGGTGTACCTGGGCGCCGTCGACGGCCAACAGGCGCGCGACATCGCCGGCCGGCACGTCATCGAAATGGTGACGCAGTCGCCGGAGTTGATGGCCGAGTGCACGATCAACAAGTCCCTGCTGCAGGTCACGCACGAGCCGACGCGGTCGATCCTCAAGCCGATCTCGTCGAGCGACGCCAAGGTGCAGAAGGCCAAGGAAGGGTTGAACGGGTGCGTGTTGATCGACGAGACGCACGTCGTCAACCGCGACTTCATGGGCCGCGTCAGCCGCGCCGGCATCAGCCGCAGCGAGCCTTTGACACCCCTGGAGGTCTCAACCGCCGGCGACGATCCCGACGGCTACGGCAAGGAGCGGTACGACTACGGCCGCTCGGTCAACGAGAACGGCGGCAACGAGCAGCTGCTGTTTGTCGACTACTCGGCGCCGCAGGACGTCAGCGACGAGCAGCTGGCCGCCGACCCGGAGAAGTTCGGGCGGCTCGCCAACCCGGCTTGGAACGAGACGATCGACCCGGCCGAGTTCCGCGCGGACTACGAGGCGTCGAAGGTCAGCCTGCCGGAGTTTGCCCGGTTTAAGATGTACCGGTTGAACATCTGGCAGAAGGCGACCAATCCGTGGTTGCGTGCCGGCGACTGGGACAAGTGCCGGCGGGAGTACACGGTCGAGGACCTGCGCGGCCTGGCGTGCTGGGCCGGGCTCGACCTGTCGAAGACACGCGACCTGTCCGCGCTGGTGTTTGTGTTCAAGTGGCAGGCCGGCTACCGACTCTGGCCGCTGTTCTTCATGCCCGAGGAGACGGCCAAGGAGCGGAACAACAAGAAGCCGTTCCTGCAGTGGGCACGCGACGGCCTGATCACGCTGACGCCGGGCAACACGGTCGACTACGGGTTCGTGTCAAAGGCGTTCAAGGACGCATGCGACACCTTCGACGTGCGGGCCCTGTTCTACGACCCGTGGCAGGCGGAGAAGACGACCCAGGAGCTTGAGCAGGGCTTGTCGATCGACGGCAAGGTGATCGTCGAGGGCACGGGCGTGCCGCGGACGGAGTTCCGCCAGACGATCGGCAACTACGCGCAGCCGACCGAGGAGTTCGAGAAGGCGATCCTCGACGGCCGACTCGAGCACCCGGGGCACGCGGTTCTCGACTGGCAGGCCGGGCACGTGATGGTTTACTGCGACGCCAACCGCAACAAGCGGCCGATCAAGCCGAAGCCGCACGACTGGAAGTCGATCGACGGCGTCGTCGCCGGGATCATGGCTCTGGCGGCGGCGATGCAAGTGCCTGACCATACGGTCGGGGGGGTCGAGATTTGGTAAAGGACTGCGCTGCCGTGACGGGGTTCGCGTTGCTGGTCACCGGAGTGGGGCTGCTCTCCGTGCCGGCCGCCTTGATCGCCGCGGGCGGGCTGCTCTGCTCGGCCGCCGTATGGGGGTACCACCGTGATCCTCGATAAGCTGTTCGGGCCGGCGCGGCTCGCGAGTGTCGGCCCGTCTTATTCGTTGTCGCAACTGACCGGCGGGCGCCGCAGCACGTCGGGTCAGGACGTCGACGAGGAGTCGGCTCTGTCGCTGTCGGCGGTGTTCAGTGGTGTGCGGCTACTGTCGGAATTGGTCGGCACCTTCCCGCTGCACGTTTATCGGCGCGAAGGCGAACGCTCGAAGGTCAAGGCCGTGACCAACCCCGCCTATCCGGTGCTGCACGCAAAACCTAATCGGGAGATGACCAGTAAAACAGCCCGTCAGACGTTGGAATGGAATCGCCTCTTGGGCGGCAACGCCTTTGCCGAAATCCAGTGGACACTGGGGGGCAACGTGCAGGCGTACTGGCCGCTGGAGTTCTGGCGGGTGCAGATTCGCCGCGACGACAACGGCCAGGGCGACCTGTTCTATTGGGTGGACAACGAGCGGAGGGTCGAGCCGGAGGACATGTTGCACGTGCCGCTGGTGAGCTGGGACGGGGCCTGCGGCCGGTCGTTCCTCGACTATGCCTGCGAATCGCTGGGCATGGCGCTCAGCGCGCAGGAGTTCGCCGCAACATTTTTCGGCAACGGTTCCCGCCCCGGCGGGCGGCTGGTCCATGACGGGAACCCGCCGGAGCAGCAGCGCAAAACCTTCCGCAAAACCTGGGAGGAGACGCACAGCGGCCCGGCGAACCAGAACCGTGTGGCGGTGTTGTGGGGCGGCTGGAAATGGGAAGATGACGGAACTTTCGAGCCGCAGAAATCGCAGCTGCTGGAGACACGCCGGTTCAGCACGGAGGAGGTCGCGCGGTGGCTGAACATTCCGCCGCACATGCTCCGTGACTTGACGCGGGCGACATTCAGCAACATCGAGGAGCAGGGGATTGACTTCGTCACCACGACGATCAATCCGATCGTCGTGGCGTACGAGCAAGAGTACGACCGCAAGCTGCTCAACCCGCCACAGACGTTTTGCAAACACAATCTCGACGCGCTGTTGCGCGGCAACAGCAAGGACCGGGCGGAGTTCTACAGTAAGGCGTTCGGGATCGGCGCGTTGAGCGTCAACGACGTGCTCGAGCGCGAAGACTTGAATTCCATTGGCGAGTTGGGCGACCTGCGGTTCGTGCCGGTCAACCTGCAGCCGCTGGAGGCCGCCGCCCGGCTGGCCGAGGAGCCGCCCGAGCCCGAGCCCGAGCCGACACCGCCGCCCGAACAGCCGGAGGGCCCCGGGGAGCCGGGCGAGCCCGAAGAGCCGGCGGGGCCGCCGGAGACACCCGCGCCGGCCGAGGCGGCCTTGCGGTCGCTGGTCGCCCACACTCTGGAGCGGATGGCCCGGGTCGAGGCCAACGCCCTGCGGCGGGCGGCCGAGAAACCCGCCAAGCTGTTCGGATGGCTGGACGACTTTTATCCGCGCCACGAAGCCAACCTGGCCGAGGCGTTGGCACCCGTGGTCGCGGCGGCCCAGACGTTGGCGACGCCGTGCGAGCCGGCCGCCGTGACGGCCGCCGCGTGGTGCCGCGCGTCGCGGGAGATGATCGAGCGACTGTCCGAGACGGCCACGCCGGCGGAGTTCCCGGCGGCCGTCGAAGCGATGCTGGCGAACTGGAGTGACCGCCATGAACAATTTTGAATCTCGCAACTGGCTGCAGGTCGGCGTCGTCGGCCAGCCCGTCGGCGTCGACCGCAAGGCCAACGTGTTGCGCGGCTACGTCGTGATGCAGGAGGGGCCGCTGAAGACGCCGGGCCGCGGCGAGATCGATGAACCTGCCCTGCAAGCGATCGTCCGTCTAGGCAACTCGGAGCCGACGGGCGTCAAGTCGCGGTTCACGCACCCGGACATGAGTAACGACGGCCTGGGCAAGTACCTCGGCCGCGCCCGCGACCTGGCGATGGGCACGGCCATCGACGCGCGGACGAAGCGGACCGTGCTGGCCGTCCGCGCGGACCTGCATTTCGATCCGACGGCCCTGGACGAGCCGGTGGGCGGCGGCAAACCCCTGGGCGCTTATGTGATGGATTTGGCCGAGAGCGACCCCGGCGCGGTGTCGTCGTCGGTGGTGATGCGGGCCAAACTGGAGTATCGCCTCAACGACGACGGCACGCGCAAGGCCGATGCGAACGGCGACCCGTTGCCGCCACTGTTCCGGCCGACCGAGTTGCACGCGTCCGACATTGTCGACACCGGCGACGCGGTCGACGGCATCCTGTCGGCCGACCCGCATTGGGCCGGGCTGTGGCGGGCCGAGCAAATCCTCGACCGGACGTTCGAGGGGTTGTCGCGTCGCGAGATCGAGGTCCGGTGCGGCGCGTTCCTCACCCGTTACCTCGATCGCAAATTCGCGGCCGGCGTCAACGTCCTGCGCCGCCGCCTGGCCTTGCGCGGAAAATCCTCTTGAACCCGCGTCACGATTGCGGGGATGATTGAGCTTCCACCGGCGGGCCGACGCCCGGCCGGAGCACACTTCAGCGAACCACGCACGCCGTCGCGGGCGCGATCGCTGGCAGGCCGTGTTTTTCCAACACGGCCGCCGGGGTCTGCCCGCGACGGCGTTTCCGTTCCCCGGCGGCCACTTTTGAGGGGACCGCCAGTGCCGAAAAGCATCAAGGAGTTGGCCGAGGAGCGATCGAAGCTCTTCGCCGAAAACAAGGCCCTGCTCGACAAGGCCGACGGCGAGGGCCGGACGCTGTCCGCCGACGAACAGACGGAGTGGGACCGCCGCGACGCCGAGATGGACAAGCTCGGCGCGGAGATCAAATCGATCACCGACCACGAGACGCGCAAGCAGCGGCTCGCGGCGGTGGAGCAGGAGCAGGGCCGCCCGCTGCCGCGTCAAACCAGCTCCGCCGGCAGTCCGCGGACCAAGGGCCCGGCGGACGGCGAGCCGCTGACGCTCACGTACGGCCGCCGGGAGTTTTCCCTGGAGCCGGAGCACCCGCTCTATTCGCGGGCGAGCCGGGATTACAACGCCGGCTTCCGCACCTACCTGACCGCCGACAAGCGCCCCGACGTCCACCAGCTGGGGTTGCAGGTCGCCAACGACCCGAAGGGCGGCTACCTCGTCGGCACGTCGTTCCTGTCGATGCTGATCAAGTTCATCGACGACGACGTGACGATGCGCCGGCTGGGCACGGTGCTGCCGCCGACCACGTCCAAGAACGTCGGCGCGCTGTCCTTCGACACCGACTACGCCGACGCCGATTGGTCGGCCGAAGTGCCGGCGACGGATATCGCCGAAGACGACGCGGCGCGGTTCGGCAAGCGGGAGATGACCCCGCACATGCTGACCAAGCTGATCAAGTGCAGCAAGAAATTGCTGCGCTCGAACACGTCGATCGGCCTGGAAACGTTTATCGCCCAGCGTGCGGCGTACAAGTTCGCCATCACCGAAAACAAGGCGTACCTCACCGGCTCGGGCTCGCAGCGACCGCTGGGCGTGTTCGTCGCCTCCGACGACGGCGTGCCGACGTCGCGCGACGTGACGGCGACCAACACGACGAGCTTCACCGCCGACGACCTGATCAACCTCAAGTACAGCCTCAAGCAGGCGTACCAGAACCGTGCGACGTGGCTGTTCCACCGCGACGCCATGAAGATGTTGCGCAAGCTCAAGGACGGCAACGGGCAGTACCTCTTCGCGCCGGGGCTGGCCGGCACGCCGGACACGTTGCTCGAGCGGCCGATCGTGCTGGACGAAAACGCGCCCAACACGTTCACCACCGGGCAGTACGTCGCGATGTTCGCCGACTTCTCGTACTACTGGATCCAGGATTCGCCGGACTGGGAAGTTGAGCGGCTCGACGAATTGTTCACGCTGAAAAACCAGATGGGCTGGCTGTTCCGCAAGGAGACGGACGCAATGCCCGTGTTGGCCGAGGCGTTCGCCCGGCTCAAGCTGGCGTAATCCTCGGAACCAACGGGAGGCGAGTTACATGTTGCTGGACGGACTGCACAACGGGGTCAAATACACCTGCGCGATCCCGCCGATCGCCGCGATCACCGACAACACCGCGACCGTGTCGAACATCTGCGACACGAACGGGTTTTCGCAGAACGAGTTTATCGGCGTCATGGGCGCGATCGCCGACGCCGACGTGACCTTCACGCTGCTGGTCGAGCACGGCGACGCGTCCAACCTGTCCGATGCCGCGGCCGTGCCCGATGAATTCCTGCTCGGCACCGAGGCCGGCACCATCACGGCGGGCGCGGCCGTCAGCGGCGGCGCGCCGGGCTTCGCCGACGACAACAAAACCTTCAAGATCGGCTACATCGGCCCGAAGCGCTACTTCCGCGTCACGCTGACGCCGGCCAACAACTCCGGCAACATCTTTCGCGCGGGCGTGTTCGCCCAGTCGGGCGCGCGGAAGGCACCGTTCACGGCCCAGGTGGCCTAAGGGGGCGACATGCCGTTACCAGCGGGACACCATCCCGGCCGTGCCGCCATCGGGCAGGACGGCCTGCTCTACGACAACAAGGGCAATGTGCTGGCCATCGCATCGGGGACTGTCACCCTCGATGGCACGAACCCGACCGACGTGGTCACCGGGTTGACGTCGATTGTTGGCGCGGCGGTGTCGCTCAAGCAGGCGACGGCGCCGGGCGACGACCCGTCCTGGCTCAGTTGCGACTGGTCGGGCGGCACGCTGTCGATCTACGCCTGGAAGAACACCGGCGGCACCGATCCGACCTTGGTGGCGTCCACCAACAACACCGCCGTCGTCACGTGGATGGCGCAGGGGCAATAGCCAATGGCCGACCTGTCGATCACCGCCGCCAACGTCACGGCGACCAGCTCCCAACCACGTTCGTCCGGGATCGCCGGCGCGACCATCACGGCCGGGCAGACGCTGTACATCGACGCGACCGACGCGAACAAGCTGAAGCCCGCGGACGCCAACAACGGCGTCGAGAAGGCCGTCGTCGTCGGCATCGCGCTCAACGGCGCGGCGTCCGGCCAGCCGGTGGTCTACCAGACCGGGGGCGTGATCACGATCGGGGCCACCGTCGGCGTCGGCGACATCTACGTGCAGTCGCGCACCCCCGGCGGCATCTGCCCGGCGGCCGACTTGTTGACGAACGACTTCGTCACGATCGTCGGCGTCGGGATGTCGGCCGCGACCCTGAGCCTGCTGTTCGCGAACACCGGCTCGGTCACGGGCGTGCAGCAGGACTAGCCGGGAGGTCGCGCATGGGTCTCGTGCTGGTGACCGCCCCGGCGGCCGAGCCGGTCAGCCTCGACGAGGCGAAGGAGCAGTGCCGCGTCGGCGACGCGGCCAGCGACGTCATCCTGGAGCGGCTGATCAAGGCGGCCCGGCACCACTGCGAGGAAGAGACGCGCCGGGCGTTCATCACCCAGACGCGCCGGCTCACCCTCGATGATTTCCCGGCGTCGCCGATCCGGCTGACGCCGCGGCTGCTGACGGTCGTCAGCGTCGTCCACGAGGACCTCGACTTCGACGACGTGACTCTCGACAGCGACGACTACGCGCTGTCGGCCGACGAAGAGCCGGGCCAGCTCACCTCCTACCTGGGCTGGCCGGCGACGAGCGGGCGGCCCGGCAATGTTCGGGTGACGTTTACGTGCGGCTACGGGGCCGCGGCGTCGAATGTGCCGGAGCCGATCCGGCACGCGATCCTGCTGTGCGTCAACCACTGGTACGACCACCGCGGCGACGACGACCCGCCCGACCTGCCGCCGGCCGTCGGCCGGTTGCTGCTGCCCTTCACCGTTCACGAGGTGGTTTAATGCCAGACCGGTACGAGTTCAGCCGCGGCATCTCGGCGCCCGCGGCGAAGGCCGTAGCTGTGACGCCACACGACACCAACGAACTGGCGGACGTGACCCGCGCGTTGTACGTCGGCGGCGCCGGCAATGCGGTCGTCCAGTTCGGAGACGATTCGGCGACCGTGACACTCACCGGGCTACAGGCTGGCGCCGTCTACCCGTTCCGCGTGCGCAAGGTGCTGGCCACGGGCACGACCGCAACGGCGATCGTGGGGCTGTACTAACGTGTTGGGTCTTGGGCTGTCGCTGACTACGCTCCGGCAGCGGGCCGGGCTGCCGCCGACGTCGTACCTCGACGCCGACTACGAGGCCATCGTCGGCCTGCCGCCGCCGGCCGATTCTAACGCGTGGGACGGCTGGGCGCAGTCGTTGATTGCGGCCCGCATTTCCGACGCGGTTAATCATTATGTCGCCGACAACGAGCCCCGGTTTTATTTCGATGCGACGCTCGGCAACGACTCGACCGGTGACGGGTCGATTGGTAACCCGTGGCAGTCGTTGACCAAATTCAACGACGAATCGCTGTCGCACGCCGGCTCAGCGCACTGGCTGTTCAAGCGTGGCGAAATCTTCCGACCCGCCAACCTCACCGACGGCATCGTGATTCGTCCGCAGTCGATCGTTGGTGCGTACGGCACCGGCGCGGCTCCCCAGTGGCAAGCGTTTACGCTGGTCTACACGTCCGGCTGGTCGCTCGACACCGGAACCACCTACGTCCGCGCCGAAGGAACGACGGTCCACTACGCCGCGTTCCAAGACCTGACCAAGGCGATGACACGGCCGCTCACCGAAGCGGCGAGCGTGGCAAGCTGCCGGACGACCGTTGATTCGTGGATTTACTCCGGCGGCGACCTGTACGTGAACCTCGGCGGCGAAGTGCCGAACAACGCCGGCTCACTGATCCAGGCTCACCGCGGCTTCGCGCCGACCGGAGCGCCGAACAGCGCGTACCACATCGAGGCCTTCGGCGACCGCATCCTGATCCGCGACCTCGTGTTCCGCGGCTGGGGCATCGCGACCGACGTCACCAAGCAGCGCCACGGGCTCGCGCTCACGTCGGCCGCCGCCAATACGCACGCGGCGATGCTGAACTGCATCGTCTCGGAGGGCGGCTACCACAATGTCAGTAGTCTCGGGCCGGGCCGCACGACGTTAAGCGGTAACTCGTTTGGCTTGTGCCAACGCGGTCCCGGCGGCCAGACGGTCTACGTCACGTTCAGCAACTCCGGCGGCCAAGAGACGCTCTTTTACGGGCACACGACGTTTGCGGGCAACATCCCGACCGAGACCTACGGCGTGCGGATGCTGGGCACCGCGAGCCTCTACGGGCACACGGCGGTGCCCGACACCTACGTCAAGTTGTTCATCGACTACCAGCACACGCACACGCCCGGCCCGTTCAGTCCGATCGTCGGTGCGGGCGTGGCCAATTCGACTCCCGCCCCGACTCTGGCGGACGTGCGGTCGTTCCTGGCGTATCAGCACCGGGACGAGGGGACGTCACGGCACATTTACGTCTACGGCGCGCCGGCCGGCCACGCCGACATCAACAGCTATTACCGCGGCTTGGCGACGGACCAGTCGGCCAAGTCGATGGGGTCGTCGAGCACGGGCTGGTCGATCAACTGCCGGTACACGTGTTCGCCGAACGGCGCCGGTTATTTCTCAATGTTCGGCAACGCCGGCGGCGGTGCGGTGGACAACGGTGGGGTGTACACGAATTGCCGGTTCACGATGTTGGCGCCGGGCACGATTTTTAACCGCGGCTTCAACGCGTCGGGCTGGGCGAACCTGCGAGCGCACAACTGCCTGTTTATCGCAGCGGGTGCATCGGGCGATCAGGATGCGTGCGGCGTCAACCTGAGCAACGTCGCGGGGCGGTTGCAACACAACGCCTATTACACGCCCGACCCGTCCGATCCGACCTATCTCGCCGCGCTGTACGGGTCCGGTGACGGGGCCGGCACGATCAACGATCCGGGCAAGGTGGTGTTGGTGCCGCCGCTGCCGTCTCCGACGGACGACGAGGTGCCGGAGCCAGGCTCTCCGCTGATTGACGCGTCGTACGGCATCCTGGCCCCGGACTATGACTATCGCGGTGTGGCCCGCGGCCAGGGCCGGGTGATCGGGCCGGCCGCTGCGACCGAGGGCACGGGCACGCAGCCGGATGAAGGGACGTCGCTTGCGTTCCGCGTGCAACCGACCGATGTTGGGGCCGATCTACCGATCACGCCAGCCGTCGTCGTCGAAGCGATCAACGACCTGGGGCTGTTTGCGCCGGACTTCGGCGGCGACGTCACAATGTCGCTCGACAGCAACCCCGGCGGTTCCACACTGGGCGGCACGCTGGTGCGACGCGCCCGCTATGGCGTCGCCACATTCGACGATTTGACTTTGGACGTGCCCGACAGCGGGTATATCCTCAACGCCGGTGCGGTGGGTTTGGGCGACGTTGCCAGCGTTGATTTTACCGTCACCGCTGGCTGGAACCCCGCCGACATCACCGCAGGCACGGTCGGGTTCTTCATGGGCGACCCGGCCGTGACGGAGTATTTCCAGGACACAGCCCGCACAACGCCGGCCGTCCCCGACGGCGCGGGCGACACGAAGCGCGTCAAGGGTTTGACGCCGCGCGTTGGCCCCGTCGGCACCCAGTCGACAACCAGCAACGCGCCGATCCTCACGAGCACGGGCTTACAGGCCGACGCGACCACGGTGCGACTGTTGCTCGGCAGCCTTGTCACGGCCGCGGTGTCGTCGCCGTACACCATGTACATCGTCGGCAACGCCGGCAGCGGCGAGTTCTGGCCGGCGGGCTCGCAGGACAACAACAGTTACGTCGGCTTCCGGCCGTCCTTCAACGTGGTGCAGACCTCGAACGGCCAGTGCAACACTTGTCCGTCGGGCCGCTTCACCATGCGGATTCGTCGCACCGTCGGCGGCGACACCAAGTTCAAGTACACCGGCGTGGCGGAAGCCAACGCGACCAGTCAGAACGGTAACAAGTTCGATCTCGATGAAGTTTTCATCGGCCTGTACACGGCGTCGGGCGGCCGGCTGGAAATGCTGTTGTTCGTCACCAACGCCGACATCAGCGGGACGGCGGACGAGACCAGCCTGTCGGCGTGGCTGGCGGACAACGGGTATCCGGCGATCTGATGGAGATTGAGCGTTGAGGTCTGGCGGCTTGCGGCACCGGTTGCTGATTCAGCAGCCCCGCCTGGTGCAGGCGGAGGACGGCCAGATCGTCCCGTCCGCGCTGGGCGAATGGGAAGATGTCGCCGAAGTGTGGGCAAACGTGCGCGAACTGTCGGGCCGTGAACTGACCGCCGCCCGCCAGCGTCAGGGACAACTGACGCACGAGATCGAAATCCGCTGGCGGGCTGGGGTCACCGCCACGATGCGCGGCGTGTTCGAGGGGCGGAAGTTGAACTTCCTGGGCCCGCCGCGCAACCCCGACGGGAAGAAGGTGGCGCTGATGATCGATGCCGTCGAACAGCCGGGGGACGTCTGATGCCCAGCGCATTTGGAATTCGCGTGCCCCTGGGTGACGTGAAGGACCTGCTGACCCGGCTCGACCTGGTCAAGCGGTCCTACCGCAACAAGTACCTGCGGTCGGGCATCCGCAAAGCGACGCGGCTGGTGCAGACGGCGGCGAGGCGGAAGCTGCGGGCCACGAACCGCCGGCGGCTGGAGGAGCAGAACAAGCTCCACTACGTGGACAAGTCGGGCCGCCAGCGGGCGCACGCGACGGCCCTGCACAACGAGCTGCTGAAGCGGACGGGCCTGCTGGAGCAGAGCATGACCACCAAGGTGGTCGTCGATGAGGCGCGGGGCAAGGTCTACGGGATCGTCGGCCCCGACGTCGCGGTGCAAGGGCAACGCGGCACGAAGCGGCACGTGCCGGCCAACATCGCCCACCTGGTCGAGTTCGGCCATGCCGGACCGGCGCCGGCCCCGCCGCATCCGTTCCTGCGGCCGGCGTTCGACGAGACGAAGGCGGCCGCGATGGCGGCGATCCGCGGGGAGCTGGAGCGGGGCATTGTCGAGGCGGCGAGGAAGGGCCTGTGATTGACCTGGGGCGGTTCCTGGTGGAGTGGATTCGCACGCAGCCGACGCTGTGCGGACTGCTTACGTTCAACGGCCTGATTGCCGTGCAGCCGTCCTACCTCGGGCCGGGCGACTGGCCGCGCAACGTGACGTACACGATGGTCAGCGACAATCCGCTGCGGCATCTGAAGGGCCGGCCGCGGTCGATGACGCGCGTCCAACTCGACGTGCGAAGCCGGTTGCGGTCCGACGCAGTGCGAATCGCGCGGCTGATCGTCGGCACCGACGACACACGGGCGCTGGATCAGTACCGGGGCACGCTGGCCGGCGTCACGGTCGCGCCGGCGCTCAAGGCGAACGAGTTTGAGACCTACGAGGAGCCGGCTGACGCCAAGAGCCAGGGGTGGCACCGGGTCGTAATCGACTTCAACTTCTGGCACGAGGAGACTTGAGATGTCCATGCACAGCTACGGTTCCGCGCTGTACTACGGCGACAGCTCGGCGACGGTGACGACCGAACTGACTCAGATTGTCAACTTTGATTGGACGCAGGCCGTCAAGGTGTGTGACAACACGCACCTGAAATCGACGGGCGCCCAGCGCACGACTGAACCCGGCATGGACGCCGCGCCGGAGATGACGTTCACCGGCCGGTTTGTCAAAGGCAATATCGCGGTTGTGCAAACGACCTTGCGCGACGGCACAACGAACAAGCGGGCGATCAAGTGGTGGAAGGCGGTGGACGCGGACGGGAGCTACCTGTTGGGACAGGGCTACGTCAGCAACTTCCGCAAGAGCGTGCCCGACGACGATGAAGTCAACTACGACGTGACGATCACTGCGGCGGGCGCGTGGACGTTCACGCCGGCACCGTAAGGAGCGACATGAGTGAAGCGGCCGAAATCCGAAAAGCGATCCTGGCACAAAGCGAGCCGTTCTATGCCGCCGTGGCGTGGCCGGGCGTCGAGATGGGATTGCGCATTCGGGCCATGACCGTCGGCGAGCGGGATGCGTTTGACCGCGAAACTTCCAAGCGGGCGAAGAAGTCGCCGCACCAAGTCCGCGCCCGCGAGCGGATGCTGATTGCGTGCCTGTGCACGGCAAACGGAGAAAAAGTGTTTACGCCGGCGGACGAGGAAGCGCTGAGTGCGCTCGCCGCCCCGCACGTCGAACGGGCGTTCCGGGTGTGTTGCAAGGCGAACGGGTACGAGGACGACAGCGGAGACGACGCGGGAAACTGACCAACCCCAGCCCGGCAGACTTCCAGGTGCTGCTGTCGCTGGGGATCGGCAAGACCCTGGAGGAAATCCGGGCGATGCCGGCGCGGGACTTGGCACAGTACCGGCGGTTCTACGCCCGGCATCCGTGGGGGCCACTGTGGGAGACCATGACGGCCTGGCTGTCGGGCGCAATCGGTCGGCAGGTGTATGCCAAGCGGCCGACCACGCTGACGGAGGCCGTCGCGATGTTTGACCCCGGACGGCGCCGGCGGCGGCGACGACGCAAGCCGCTCCAGGCGGGTTGGGTGCGGCAGTTGGCGGCGGCAATCGGCGCGCGAGACCAGGATGGCAAGGTGGTGACGGTCGATGGCAGCTAACACGACGATCGGCAAGCTGAACGTGATCCTGACCGGCTCGGCCAAAGAGCTGGAAAGCGTCATCACGGGCGCGGAGCGTCGGCTCGCGGGGTTCGCCGCGAAGGCCACCGCGCCGTTCACGTCGCTGACCAGCAGCGTCGGCAAGCTCGCCGGGCTGGGCGGGCTGGCCGGGGCGATGTTCGGCGGGCCGGTGACGGGAACTGCCATGGCGCTGGGCGGCACGGCGCTGACACAAGCGTTAGGGCTTGGGGACCACGGGGCGGGATTGGAGCGGGCGCTGCAAAAGTACAGAGACCTCAATGAACAAACCGGCAAGTTCGGCATTAGCCCCGAGTTCTATCGAGGGTTCCAGTTGGCTCTCGGCCCGCAAGCCGACATGGCCGAATCGCTGCTCACCAAATTCGAGAAGTTCCGCGCGTCGAACCCGGAGGTGTTGCGTGGCACCACGTCGCTGGAGGACGCGTTCAAGCGGGTGGCCAAGGCGGCGCAGGAGATGAATGACCCGATGGAGCGGAGCAAGTTGCTGTTTGATGCGTTTGGCAAAAGTGGTCTGGAAGCCGGCGACGCGCTAGAAGCCGGCGCGATGGACAAGGCCATGGGCCGAGCGGCCGGCCTGGTTGACCCGCGTGCCGCTGCCGGCGCAGCGAACATTCTGAAACTGCGGAAAGAAGCAAAGCTGGTTGAGGAGGCTTACGACAACCTCTCGATGGCTTTTCAAGAGCCGATGGAAAAGGCGGCCATGCAGTGGCAGCGTGGCGGGATCACCAATTTGTCGGAAGCTTTGGACAACGTACTTGAGAGCTATGGACGGCGGCTGTTCTTCGCCATCGGCATGTTGGACAAGGATGACTTGCTGAACATGGTCGGCGATGGCGGCCCGGCGCCCGGGCTGAGTTTCGCCGACACGGTTGAAATCTTCAAGGGCCGGGCCGCCAAGATCGAGCAGGACGCCAAGGACTTCCTTGGCGAGATGGGCAAGACCAAAGACCCGGTGGTCGATTTCCGCAAGAAGCTGCTCGACGCCGGCGCGTCGCTGGATGCGCTGCGGCGGTTCGACGCCGGTGTCGACACCTTCAAGCGGCACCAGCTCGCCAACGCGGTCCGCTCGCCGTTCGCCAATTTCCAGAACGAGATGCTGTCGCTGGTCATGGGGCCGGGCTCGGCCGACGACAAGGCGAAGCGGGCCGCGATGCTGTTCCAGGGACTCGGCCCGGTCACCGGCCCGTCGGCTGCGGCGTCTCTGATCCAGGCGGGTTCGCAGCAGGAGTACGCGCTGATGGACCAGGCCGCCATCAGCGGCCAGGTCGGTCCCCGCGACGTCGCGGCGGCGCTGGCCGCCCTGGCCGATGCGGACCGTGAGGGCAACGCCAACGCCGTCAAGCTCGGCCAGGCGATCCTGCAGGCGATTCAGAACCTCGGCGCGCAAGCCGGCCGCGGCGGAGGGTTGCAGGCACAGTAATGGCCATCATCGAAGTCACCGAACTGGCCGAAGACCGCACGCTCACCGTCTATTCGACGTGGGCACGCGAAGCGACGCGCACGTTTCGCGTCAAGTCAACGACCAAAGACATTGGCCCGTCGTGGGCGTTGTTCGCGGCCGGCATTCCGGCGCCGCAGGACGCCTACGAAACCGACGACGAGATTGACCTGGGGCTGGTCGTGGATCGCGTGGTCTGCCGGCACGACCCCGCTGAGATGTTCACGTTTCGCGTGACGGTGACCTACACGTCGTACAAGGGGGCCGACCCGACCTACACGACCGCGGGGCTTGGCGGCGGCGGCGGTGGCGGCGGTGGTGGTCCTCCGGGGGGCGGGGCGCCGCCGAACGACAACCCGCTGGACGAACCGCCGCGCGCCATCTGGGGGCAGGTTCACGACACGGTCGTGCGTGAGCGGGAGTACGTACCGGATCTGATTATTCCCGCCGAACTGGACGTGCTGGAAGGCGACCCGATCCGCAACACCGCTTTGACGCCGTTTCAGCCGCGGCCGGTGGCCGACGAGAGCCGGCAGACGTTGACTTACATTCGCAATCAATTGACGTTCGACCAGCATGACGCCCGAACGTGGTTCGACAGCGTCAACCGCACGCCATTTCTCAGCTATTCCGCCGAGGAAGTGAAGTGCGACTGGATTGTTGGCGAGTCGCAATTTCGCAACGGCCTGTCGTTCTGGACGGTGACACACCAATTCTCAATTCGCAAGGGGACATGGGTGCTGTCGCTGCTCGATCAAGGACCGAACGTATTGGAAGACACGCCGAACGGGCGCAAGCGGGTGCGGTACAAGAAGGAAGGCTTTCCGGACGTGACGTTGCTCGACGGTAACGGCCGACCACTGTCGGAGAACGGCACGCCGGTGTTTTTGCCGTTTCGGATTTACCCGCGGAAAAACTTCGACGAGCTGAATATCGTCTTGCCACCATAAGGAGCGACCATGCCAAATCGTCAACAGGTGATCCCGGCCGACGTGTACGTGGACGGACAATTCAACGCCCGCACAATGTCGCTGCCATCCTCCTGTGTTGGCAATTCTCAGGTGTCGGCCGGCGCTGCGATTGACACGAGCAAGCTGCAGCACCGGCACGTCGAGCACTATTCGCAGGCAACCGGCACGGCGGTCGTCGCAGCGAATGCGGTCATGGCGCTGATTACCGTTGGGGCGGGCACGCTCAAGCAGTTTAGCGCGGCCATCACCGGAGCCGTCGCGACGGGGGCAGACCGCACGGTGACGGTGGACCTGAAGAAATCCACCAGCCTGGCGGCATTCGCCACCGTGCTATCGGCCCCGCTGGTGTTCGACGATGACACGGCGTTGTTTGAGTATTCATCCGCTGTCTTGAGCAGCACCGGCCTGGTCGAAGGCGACATCCTGCAGGTCACGGTGGCCGTCGCCGGAGCGGCGGGCAACCAGGCACAGGGCCTGGTTGCCAAACTGATTTACGACGAGGACGCCGCATAGTGTGGGCGACGCTCTCACATTCGGAGCAGTTGCGGATCAGCGCGGCCGTCCGCAAGACGGAATACCAGCCGCTGGCCGCGATCCCGCGCGACGACGGCACCGACTGGTATCAGCCGCCGGGTTCCTTCCTCGCCGAAGTCCGTATCCCCGACGACTCGGAAACAGTCGCCGTCGATTCGGAATCCGCCGGCGGCTGCCACACGTTCACCTCGGCCGTCGTCGAGCGGTGGAACAGCGACAGCCTTTGCTTTGAGGACACCGACGACGAACTGTGGGTCTTCGACCGCGGCGGGGCCACGCTGACGCCGGGCGGGAAGTACACCGTCAAGTTGATGGAAAGCGGCTTCCGCGGCCGAACGCTGGCCTACGTTCTGAGCGCCTCCGGCGGCAGCGGCGGCACGTTCGACGGCTACGAGGGTGTGGTGTTCCCCGTCGATGAGGATTGCGACCTGGACCCGCTCGGCGGCCCGGTGACCGTCGGCCCCACTTACAGCGGCACGCAGATTATCAGCAGTTCGACCATCGGCAACGCGTTCGTCGCGCATCCGAGCGGCCGAACGTGGGACGGCAGCAACGACCGGTTATTTGAGGCCAACGGTCGCGTGGTGAACCCGGGTACGCGGGTCATCCTGTATTACGCCGGCCAAGTGAATCACGACAACATGGACGGCACATTCACCACGTTTCGGCAGTGGATTTTCTATTACAACGAGCGCGATCCAACGTGCTTGGTCCGCGTCGTGAACGACCTGAGCGCCGGCGAGAACGAGTGCAGCGAGTGCTACACCTATCTAGCGTTCCCGGGCCAGCTCATCACCAACGAGCCGACCGGCGCGCCGTGTGTCTTGGATCGCAACGGGTGCTTCGATGACTCGGAGTCCTAATGGCCTTTGACCCCAAGATCGATGCCCCGCGCCGGTTCCGGTTCACCGACCCGAACACGGCCGCCCGGATCTGTGCATCGGAATGGTGCATGGATGACATGGCCACCTACATGGTCGGTCGTGAAATGCCCTGGCAGGTGCGCGGCCCGCACAAGCTGCTGCTGTCGTGGCCGATGTTCAACAGTGACGGCACGCCGCGGAGTCCACGGGGGCCAACGTCGGGCACGCCGGCGGCCGGCTACCGCGAGTGTTGGGGTCGCGTTCGCACCGCGATGCAGCCGGCGACCATCCTCACGTACCAGACGACCGGCGACCCGCCCGAGCCGGATTTGACCGTATGTCCTAACGGGCCGGCGAACCGCGTCGGGGTGAACTGTACGTTTCCGCTCGACTTCGGCGTGGGCGGCGGGATTGGTTATCCGTCGCTGTGGCACTACGCCACGGTCGAGCCGGAGCCGCGGGTGCGCCGGCGGCAGGCGTGCGGCAAGGTGTGCGCGTGTTGTCCGTGCGATGCGTTCTGTCTGTACCTGCCGGGGTTTACGGCGCCGCTATTCATCGGCGGCATTCCCATTACTGAAACCAGTGTCAATTTCCCCGGCACCGGCGCGGACTATCTGTGCATTGAGAACAGCAACCCGGTGTGGACGGTTATCAATTCCGTTGGTGGCTGGGCGTGGGTAGTGTCATTCACCGACGACCCCTGCGGCCCGAATGCGACCAGCGGAACGATTGACGGAGTGGATTACACAATCGCGCTGTCATCGATGATTGTGTGGTCCGCCCCACGCGGCTGGGAGGATTGTTACATCACTGTGGTCTATACGTGGCTGGGATTTTTCCTGGGCGCGTCCGACGGCGACTCGTGTTTCTACGAGTGTTCCGGCGGCGTGTTGACCAACACCGGCGACCCCGGATGTACGCCCAGCGCCAGCCGCGGATTCAGCGTGACGGGCACGGTGTCATTCGGTATCAACGCGTGCCCGCCGCCGGACGATCCGTCGCCGCAGGTGGCCGACGTCGCCGACATGATCCTGCAACCGAATATCGGTGCGTGGGCGTTCGGCAGCCCGTCGGGCGGGAACATGGGTTTGGCGTGCAACCCCGGAGCGGACCTGCCGTGATCGACCGGGCCGGCGCGTTGGCTGTCATTGAGCGTGCCCAGGCCATCGGGATTGCGCCGACGCTGCCCAAGCGGGGCGGAGTGCCCGTCCAACCCCGACGAATCAAGCCGTACCGGCAGCCAGTGGCACTCCCGCAGGTGCCGGAGCATCTCCGCGACACCATTCGCGGCCGCGTTTGCCGGCATCGTGGCCGCCACGAGATCGGCCACGTCTACGAGTGCGACGGACCAGACACCCGGCGTAAGCTGTGCACGACGGATCCGACGTGTCAGCACGCCCGCGGCTTGCAGGTCTGCCAGCGGTGCGACGACCATTTGCCGAGTTGGCCCTACACGCCCACGCGGAGCAGCTCGCCGGCGACCATTGCCGATGCCCTCGAGCGGGACATCCTGCCGCCGGGGTGGAGCAGTTGGCCCAACGCGCCCCGTGCCCTGGCCGAGCGGTGCGCCGCGGGAGTCGGTCCGAGCCGCCGGCACCTTCTCTACTACGTGTATCCGCGCCGGTGGAACGGCCGGTGGCAAAACAACGTGCGGCAACTGTTGCGGCGCATCGACCTCTTCGACGGCCGGCGCGTCATCGCCATCGCCACCGACGACAAGACGGATGCGGCCGCCGACGTGCGGGCGGCCTTCGACGGCCACCGCTGCGAGTTCATCGAGTTGACCAACGTGCCGGCGTTGCGCGAGGTGATCGCCTGGCTGCCGTTGTGGGAGCGGGTGGCCGCGTTCACCGGTCCGCACGACTACACGTTTTTTGCCCACGCCAAGGGCGTGACGCGCGCCTCGGCCCGCACGGCCCACAAGTGGGCCACGCTCATGTACGAGGCGTGTCTCGACTACTGGCCCGTGGTCGAGCAACTGTTACAGAGACACCCGATCGTCGGCGCACTGAAAAAGAACGGCCACCGGTTCAACCGCGACCGCCGCAGCGAGTGGATTTACGCCGGCACGTTCTACTGGATTCGCAACTGCGACTTTTACACCCGCGACTGGCGGTCGGTCGAGCAACAGTGGTGGGGGACCGAGTACATGCCGGGCGTGCTGTATTCGTCCGCCGAGGCCGGCGTGATCTACGGCGAGGGCGGCGACGAAATGGCGCCGTCAAGCCGGGTCAACTTCGCGCGTATCCTGGAGGGCTGGCACGAATGGACGTCCGCCAACACCATGCACCGTACCGGCACTGGGACATCACCGACGTCCTGCCCGACCGATTCAACCTCGACCTGCTGACCGCCAGTGTGCCGGCCCGCACCTGGCCGGGCTGGGTGACCTATTCGTCGCTGTGGGAGACGGGCAAGCGCACGTGTCGCGATCAGGCGGACATGCCGGCCGCCGTCGTCGCCGCGCTGCAGTATTTGCAATCGCTGGAGTTCACCCGGCGGCTGCGACAACTGAGCGGCATCGACGGCCTGATCCCGGCGCCGTTCTGCCACGGTGGTGGCCTGCATGTCACCGAGCAGGGCGGACGGCTGGACCCGCACATCGACTTCGCCGTTCACCCCGACGCGCCGTACCTCGAGCGCCGGCTGTCGCTGATCCTGTTCTGCAACACGCACACGTCCGGCGCCTTGCAACTGTGGACCGACGACGCACGGCGCGTCGTGGTGGAGTATTTCCCGGTGGCGAACCGGGCCGTACTGTTTGAGAACTCCGACGTGTCGTTTCATTCGGTGAGCCGGCACACCGGCGCCGCCGACCGCGTGACGCTGGCCGTTTACTACTGTGCACCGATCCGGCCCGGCGTGTCCCGCAAGCGGGCGCTGTGGGCACCTATGAGGGATGAACAATGAGCATCGAGATCAAGGTGGATCGCGTCGAGGATTTCGACCGGCTGTTTCGCCGCGACGACGACTGCGAGTGCCACAAGAAAAAACCGGCGGCGAAACCACCGTGCGGCGGCGCGAAGCCGGCCGAACCGGCGGCTGACCCGCGGGTCGAAACGGCCCGCGAGCAGCAGCTCGCCGCGGCGTCACGACTCGGGCAATACTGGCAGGCGGTCTACGGGATCCTGACCGCCCGCGGTTTCGCTGCGCCGCGAACGGGGGCGCCGCTGGAGCCCGCGGCGATGGCGGCCGCGGTGGGGCAGTGGCTGGACACGCGGCACGCGGTCGGTCGCGTGCAATCACCGCCGCGTGAACCGGACGTGACGTTCCAGGCGAACCGACCTTGAACCCGCGTCACGCTCGGACGGAAACTAGGGGACCACTAGCCGACACCAGGCCGCCCGGGAATACCTATGCCGGACCCCGTCACAATCATTCAGGTGGACCCGGCCTCGCTCCTGGCCGCGGCCGGCACTATCGGAACGGCGTTGGTCGCCGGGGCCACCGTCGCGGCGAAAATCCTGGCCTCGTGGTTGCAATCGCACGACGGAGCGATTGCCAACATCGCCGCTCAACTCGCCACGCTGATCACGCGGTTTGAAGCATCGGAAATCCAACGCCGGGCCGACCAGACGGCGCAGGAGAATCGCTACCTGTCCGTGATGATGGACAACACAAAAGCGACCTTGGACCTGTCGCACACAATCCGCGGTATGGCGCGGCCCGCGCCGATGCCGGGGTGAGGGCACCATGCGGACCATACTTGCTTTGCTGCTGCTGCCGGCGGCCGCCCTGGCGCAGTCGGCGTCTCTGCCGCCGGAAGTCGCTGGCCCGGCCGGCGTCCCCTTCATCGTGGTCGCGCCCGCGTTCGCCGGCGATGCGGCCGACTGGTTGAGTCTCGATAGCGGCCTGGCCGTCATCGACCTGGGGCAACTGCTCGACGCGAAGGTGCGGCCGGATCGCGTGTTGGTCTTCGCCTCGCAACCCGGCCGGTATCGGTTGCGGCTGCGGGCCGCGGCGGCCCGGGACGGCAAAGCCACGCTGGGCGACCCGGCGATTACCACGGTGGTGATTGGCGATGCACCGGCCCCGCCCACGCCACCCGGCCCGACTCCACCGGCGCCGAATGACCCGCTGTTGGAGCGATTAAAGCCGCTCTACGGCGCGGATATGTCGGCGACGAAGGCGGCCGACGCGAAGCAACTCGCCGCGGTGTTTCGCAACGCGGTCACCACGGCGGACAATGCGAGCCTGACCACGCTGCGACAACTGTACGACGTGGTGCGCGCGGCCGGCGCGTCGCTGGTGCCGCTGCCGAAGCTGGACAGTATTCGGCAAGTCATCGCGGAGGAATTGACTCGCACGCTCGGCGGCAACAATGTCGCGCTGACCTTGGACGTGCGGGTGAAGTGCAAGACGGAATTCGCCCGCGTGGCGGCGGCGTTGGAGGGGCTGCGATGAATCCTGAGCAACTCGGCGGGTGGATAAACGACCCCAAAGAAGTCGAGCGCATCCTCGCCACGCTGCCGACGCCGCTTTTTGCGGACGCCGCGCCGCACCTGAAACACACCGGCGACGACAAGACAGTGCTACTGTACGAGGCCGCGCGCAAGGTGATGGGCCAAGACCCCGACCCCGGCCCGCAGAAAATCGGCGATTGCGTGTCCTGGGGTTATGCCTGCGGCGTGGACCTGATTGCGTGCATCGAAGTGCTAAAGGGCGAGGCGGAAGAATACTCGTGGGACCGGCGGGCCGCAACGGAAGCCATCTATGCGTTGTCGCGCGTCGAATACGGCAACCTGGATGGCAGCTATCAGGATGGCAGCGTCGGGGCGTGGGCCGCAGCGGCAGTGACCAAGGGTGGCACGCTCAGTCGGACGAAGCTCGGCGCGTACGACCCGCAGCGGGCGAAACAATGGGGCGCGAAGGGGCTGCCCGACGAGTTGGAGCCGGAAGCCAAGCAACACACGGTCACGACCGCGGCGCTGGTCAAGACCTTCGAGGAAGCGCGGGACGCGATTGCCAACGGCTACCCGGTGCCGGTGTGTTCCGGGCAAGGCTTCACGATGACCCGCGACGCGCAAGGGTTTTGTACGCCGCGGGGGTCGTGGGCGCATTGCATGTGCTTCATCGGCGCGATTGCCGGCAGCCGGCCCGGGCTGCTGTGCAAGCAGTCGTGGGGCAAAAACACGCCGTCGGGTCCGCTCGGCGACATCGACATCCCCGATTGTTGCTTCTGGGTCGAGGCGGCGACCTGTACCCGGATGCTGCGCGAAGGCGATTCATTCGCGCTGTCGCAATTCAACGGTTACCCAACCCAGTCAATCCCCTGGCTCATCTAGGAGGCGACCATGATCGGCAACTGGCTCAGGGCCATCTTGCGGGACTTTGTCGAGAAGACCTTTACGCAAGCGCTGTTCGTGCGAATCATCGAGACGTTCTTCGCGTTGCTCCACAAGGGCACCGGATACATCCCGGGCACCTATGACGACGAAGCCCTGACCAAGTTCGAGGCGAGCGTCAACAAGCACGAGCTGGCCGCGAAGATGCAACAGGCCGTGTTGGATTTCATCCTGCCCGGCTTGTCCGCGGCCAAGATTTACGGCAGCAGTCCGGCCGCCGTAACGCTGGCCGACCTGGAAAGCGAACTGCCGGCCGTTATCGCCGACGTTAATGCCGCGGTGGCGTCATGACGATTTGGCTGCCGCTCTTGCTGTGGGCTGTCGGCAAGCTCATTGAGTGGTTGATGACGCGCGGCCGCCACTTGACGCCCGCCGAAATCGACAAGCTCAACAAGGCCATCTATCAGATGAACCGCCTGGAGCGTGCCGCGGTCAGCGCCGGCTGCGTCGCTGGAGGCACGCCGTAATGGACATCGACGCCAAGGCCGCATTGGCGCTCGCCGTCGCGGCGGTCCTGTCACTCGTGGAGCCAAGGGGGGAGGTGGTCCCGATCTCGCCGGCCCCCGTGCCGGTGTACTCGCCGCGGGCGACCTGCCCGCGGTGCAAGGGTGACGGGCTTTGGTTTCCTAACCCGCCGTGCGATGCGCGAGTCTGCCCGGATTGCAAAGGCGAGGGCGTTATTTCCATAGCGCCACCGACGAAACAATACCGACCGCCGCCCGTGTTCGCCCCCGCGAGCGGTCCCACGTTCTGCCCAACCTGACGCTAGGGGGGAGGCGGGCCGGTCCGGCTGGAATCATGGCAAGAACCGACGCAATGCGTGAATGGATCGACCGTGCCGCCAGTGGTGAAGCGGCGGCTGAAATCGTCGTCCGTGAATTTGTCAAAGCAGTCGGCGGATCGGCCCCGCGGCATCACTTGTGCGCCATCGCCCGGTATATCTGTGACGACATCGCCCCGCTCGTTTCCGCCGAATCGGCACAGGAGAAGTGACACATGAACATCAATCTACTGCTCTCGCTGCTGTCCTGGTTCGGCTGGACCGGCGGGCCGCTCGACCCGTGAGCGCCGCCGGCGAGCTGCTGGTGATTGTTCTGGTCGCCGGGCTGGTGACGGCGGCCACGGTGGCCGCCGCAGCGCTGATTGACGACGGCGACTATGACCGCGATTTTTGGGACTGACCGACGCTCGCCCGATGAAAGGAGTCTCTGACCATGTACCGCAGTGCATTCACCTGGGCCGCTCTGTCGCTGGCCGTGCTGCTACCCGACCGGGCCGAAGCCGGCTGCCGGGGGCGGGGCCGACTGTTTCACCGGGGCGGTTGCCAAGTGCAACACAACCTCGGCAGTTGTGCGCAAGTGCCGACGGTTTGTTGCCCCGCACAATCCTCCAATTGTGTTGGAGGATCGTGCGCACCAGTCACCGGGCAACCGGCCCAGCCGCCTCGCGTGCGGCTGTTCAACGGCGGCCGGTGTGGACCGAATGGGTGTTCGTGAATCACGGGCGACGTCCCGGTCGCATGGTGCGGTCGGGCGGACACCAGGGGGACGATGAAGCGTCCTGATTGACACCCCCAGGGGGGGGTTACTCTCCCGGTCGGATGGGAACGTCCGGGAGAGCTTTTGCCGAGGGTGGGAGGCTGGCGTCTCGGGCTGGCTCATAACCAGCAACAGCGGGGATCGAAACCCCGACCCTCAATTCCAACCATCGGCGGCGCGGGCTCATCGCGTCGCTGCTCCCCGCCCGGCGGGTTCGCTACCACCCGCCGGGTTTTTGTCATGGTGAGGCTCGCGATGGCGGCAATGGACCGGTTGGCGTCGGCGGCGTCCTGGCTGTTCGGGTTGGCGGTGGGCACGGCCATTGTGCTGACGCCGACGCGGTCGCTGCACGGCGACGCGCCGCCCGCGCCGGTCGCCGGCCCGTTGGTGTTTTCCCGGTTGCAGGTGACCCCCGGCGACCCACAACGGGACTGGTTCTATGTCTGGTCGCGGTCCGGCGTGCCGGCCGGCCCGGTGAGTCTGGCGGCGATGGGTGAGCCGCCGGTCGCGTGCGAGCGGTTCCTGCTCGGCTGGCCCGCGTGGCAGGGCGATGACGTCTACCACTGCGGCATCCGCGTCCCGTCCAAGCTGGCCGAGGGCCTGTACTTTCTGCGCTTCGGCGACACCACGACCGGCACGCGCGTGACCGTGGCGGGCCGCACGATGCGGACCGCCGCCCGCGTGGCCCCCGGCGGCGAGGATGCGCCGCGGATCGCCAAGGCGCTCGCGGACCACGACGAGGTCACGCTGCTGCCCGGCGAATACTGGCTGGACCGCGCGGTCCGGGTGCCGGCGGGCCGGGCGCTCCGCGGCCCCGGGGCCGTGCTGCGAAAAATCCCGAACCCGGCCGACCGCTTCGATTGCCTGTTCCTCCCCGGCGACGGATGCGCGTTCGACGGGCTCACGTTCCGGGCCAACGACGCGGTGTTCTTCAACGACGACGCCGGCCGGAACGTCGTCGTCGATAATTGCACGCTAGAGGATTGCCAACTCGGCTATTGGGTCAACGAAGGTTTATTGGTTGACCGGTGCCGGTTCGTCCGGGCCTCGGCGGGCATCGTCCGCTGCGGACTGTGGCACCGCTGCCGCTGGATCGGCCTGACGCGGCACTTCCACGCCTGGGTCGCCTGGGGCCAGCCCGACCCGCGCTTCCGTCCGGCGGTCATCGACGCAGTGTTCGACGGCACCGACCGCGGCCCCGGGCTCACGTCGAACTGGGGCGACCTGTCCGACACGCTGTTGCACTCGGTTGAGGTGCGGGGCGTCAGCCGCGTCTACGGCGGCAACGAAATCTTCGGCTTTGAGGTCGGCGGGGCGCGGAAGGGACTGCGCCGGTTGCTGGCCATGCACGTCCGCGCGTACCACTGCGAGGGGCAGGTCCAGTTCTGGACGGGCGACGTGGCCGATTGTCTGCTGCGCAATCTCGTTCTGGACGGGCCGTCGGTCCACTTCAGCGCAGCCGACGGGTCGCCGATGACCGGCAACGTGATCGAGGAGTCGGAGTTCCGCGGCGGCGGCATCTTTTTCGCGCCGACGGCGACCAACAACGAAGTGCGTCGCTGCGGCTTCACCGGCTGGCGGCCGACGCGCGCGAACATTGAAATGCGGGCCGGCACGTACGCGCTGACCGGCCGCAGCGTGATCGAGTCCACGGGCCCGCAAGCGGTCACCAATCGGGTGACGGCCTGCCAGGCCAGCGCGTTGCCCGCCGGCGTGGCGATCGCCACCAGCCCCGCCGTGGATCCCGCTTCTCCCCGGAGGCCCTGATTGTCTCGGACCAAGAAGGTCAAGCCCTCGCAACGCACACTCCCCCGCCCAACGTTGATTCCGCCCGGTCCCGACAAGGTCAAGGTCCTGGCCGCCCGCTGGGCCGCCGGCCAGCAGCTGCACCACCCCAGGGACGCCAAAATCACCGACGCCATGATCGTGCCCACGGTGCCGATCCGCGACACCAGCGACTGCCGCAAGCGGGTCGGCGGTCTGAAGGACAGCCGCGGCCGCAACTACCGCGGCTACGTCTGGTGGCGCAACAAGCGACACTACACCGGCTCGTTCGCCACGGCCCGCGAACGCGACCAGGCCAACGCCGCCAAGCTCGCCGAGCTCCAGGCCGCCGAAGCCCGGCAGCGGGCCAAGAAGAAAAAGTGCAAGACGCCGGCGACCGCGCTTTCAAAAGCAGGACCGCGGCGCTAGAATGAGGTGTCAGACGACTCCGCATTGGGTTGGGGACACGCCTCGTGATTGGGTGACGCGCGGCGTGGGCCCCGGGTGAAAAGCCCGGGGCTTTTTCATGCGCCGGCAGGACCGGCACAACCGTCAAACCCTGCACGTCTTAAGCGCACATTCTTTCACCTGCCAACTACGGAGATCGTGATTCGTCCTGACATCCGTCAGGGTAGAGGCTCACCATTGGAGCTTCCCCATGCCCCGCACCCGTTTCGGTCGTTTCCTGCGGTATTGTCGCACTTTCTACTTCCTTCGCGGCCGGCTGCCGAGTCGGCCGGAAGTCGCGCGCTACTTTTCGAGTGGCGCGCGCTACGCCAAATGTAGCGCGCCGGTCATCCTCAAATTCCCCAGGGTGCGGCCATGCCCAAGCACCAGCGCGTGACCATCGCGGCCCCGCCGGGCGCTCGCATTGTCATTGAAATGCCGTCCGTGGCGTCCGCCACGGACCGCCCGCTAACGGCGTGCGAGTCCGACGTGATTGAGATGCTGACCGACGGCCGCGTGTTGACACGCTCGGAAATCCTGGCCGAGCTCTGCGCCGGCTCGAACGCCCACGGCGAATCGACAGTGGAGAAGGCGTTGACGCGGCTGGTCAAAATCGGCCGGCTGACGCGGTCCGTCACGGGCTCCGGCTACCAAATACGGACGTAACGGGCGGCTGGCGGGCCGTGACCTACCCGCGGCGGATGTCGCCGGCCTACGATGGTCCCGCACCACCGAGGCCGTGCCATGCCCGACCAGTTGCTCTTGACAGGACCGCAGGCCGCAAAAGCGATGACTCTGTCCCTGTCCACCCTGTTCCGGTTGCGTCAATCGGGCCAGCTTGCCTACCTTCGGATCGGAAACGCAATCCGGTACGACGTGGAAACGGTCCGCGCATGGATCGCGGCCAACCGCCAGGGAGGGCAGGGACATGGCTAGTCTGTGCAACGACGCGGGAAAGCGACGCATCGTATTCGTGGCGCCCGACGGCCGGCGGAAAGCGCTACGGCTGGGTCGCGTGCCGGTGAAGGCCGCGGCGGCCATCAAAATCAAGGTGGAGGCCATCATCTCGGCGCAGTCCGCCGGCCTGCCCATCGACGCCGAGACATCGCGATGGCTGGGCACGGTGTCCGACGCACTGGCGAGCCGCATGGCGGCCGTCGGCCTGATCCCGCCCCGACGCCGGTCCACCCTGGCGACGTTCACCCGGGCCTACATCGACAGCCACAAGGGCAAGTCATCCACGCGGACCACCTTGGATCTCGGTCGCGACCGACTGCTGGCCTGTTTCGGCGACCGCCCGCTACAATCGTTCACCGCCGCTGACGGCGACCACTTCGCCGATTGGCTGGCGAGCGAAGATTACGCCCGCGCGACGGCCGGCCGCACCATCGGACGGGCCAAGCAGTTTCTTCGGGCGGCCGTCCGGCAGGGCTACCTCGATCGCAACCCGTGGGCCGACCTCAAGGGGCCGGGCCAGGCCAACCCGGCACGCAACCGGTTCATCGACCGCGCGACGGTGGCGCAACTGTTGAGCGTCTGTCCGCCAACATGGCAACAGATCATCGCACTGGCCCGCTACGGCGGCCTGCGCGTGCCGAGTGAGCTGGCCGGGCTGGCATGGGCCGACGTCAAGGCCGACCGCTTCTACGTCCGATCGCCGAAGACCGAGCATCACGAGGGCAAGGCGGGCCGATGGGTGCCGCTGTTCCCCGAACTACAAGAATTGTTACGCTGTAACACAAATTGTTACGGCCGCGTGCTGCCTGGGCTCGCATCGACGGCCAACCTCCGCACGCAACTACTGCGGCTCATCAAGCGGGCCGGCCTCGAGCCGTGGCCCCGCCTGTTCCACAACCTCCGCGCCTCGCGCGAAACCGAGCTCGCCGCGGAGTACCCGCTGCACGTTGCCGCCGAGTGGATGGGCAATACCGCGGTCGTCGCGGCCCGCCACTATCTGACGGTTCGCGACGAAGACTTCACCCGCGCGGCGCGCAATGCGGCGCGCTCCCCGGCAGTCTCAGTCGGTCAGGCCAATTCAAATGCTCTGCAAATTAGCGGGGTCGATGACGTGAACGCTGAACAGCCGTCAACGGAAAACTGGGCTGTGAGGGACTCGAACCCCCGACCTCACGGGTGTGATCCGTGCGCTCTAACCAACTGA